CCCGGGGCGGATATCAACCCCGCGTGGTTCCTGCTCTTGCTGATCCCGCTCGTTCTTATTGATTTCGGAGGAGGGGGCTCTGTTTCGCCGCCTTACGTCGTCCCTGATCCTCCTGTGACGCCCGTCCCGCTACCTCCGGGGCTGATCATGCTGGGGACAGCCGTCGCGGCCCTCTGGGCGCGTTCGCTACGCTTGACTTGAGATGATATGGTCTTGAATATGGAAGGCCCGCGAGGGGGACGCTCTCGCGGGCCTTCTTTTGCCCAAGTGTCGACCAAAACACAAAGGAGACAACCGTAAATGTCCTATATTGACCGAGCAAAATCAACACAAAATATAGGGGGTGCGTTCCTCAGAGCCACTAAGGAGAGGAACTGGAACCTATTCGCGGTTCGCGCGCCCGACAAAAAGGGCAAGAAAGCAAAGTTCCCGTGCAAGCCGTCAGACCCTACCCGGCCTCTCTCGATCCACCTCGCGGCGCATATGACATTCGCCGAGGCGGTCGACATGATCGAGCACTACACGATCCGCAAGCCCCAGAACCTCGAGAAACTGAACGCCCGGGCGCGACAGTATTACAAGGACGAGGGCGAGCCGTATCCCGGCGACGTCGTCGAGCTCCTGATCGGGTACGTCGCCCGGGAGGGATCCGCCCTGATCGTGTGCGATCTGGACGACGTGATCGACGACGAGGGGGATATGTCGATCCTCTGGGATGGACGGATAGAGAATTGCTATGCGGAGATCTCGACAGGCGGCCGCGGCGTTCGGGTTCTCATGCCCCGGGAGCCCGGGGATCTCGAGCGGTTCGTCTCGAACGTCGAGATCGGCGGGGTCGGGATATTCGCCCGGGGCGGTAAGGGCGCCGCTCTGACGTTCCAGCCTCTCGAGGGCTGCGAGACGATCGACCGGAACGACGAGCTCCTCGAGGAGATCGAAAAGGTCCGGGACGTGGCGCGCAACGCCGCCCGCAAGGTCTACGAGGCCGGATCCTCCGACGCGGTCGAGGAGTTCCTCGAGCATGGCTGGACGGACCCGGACAAGTTCGAGCGCATGCTCGAGGATATACCGAACGACGCCTCGATCGACTTTAATCAGTGGTACGGGCTCGTCATGGCGGCGAAAGAACACTTTGCGTTGCAGCCCGACGTCGACCTCGACGAGATCGGGCAGGCGCTCGCCCGGTGGTCCCTGAACTGGGAGAGCGAGGATAACGACGAGGACGATAGCAAGTTCTGGGAGCTCTGGGATCGACCGCTAGGCCATAGCGCCGGGGGTCGGGCCTCTATGGGGTCGTGGCACGCAATGCACCGCGAGCACGCCCCGGAGGAGCCCGAGGAGACGCCGCCGGCCGTGCTCGAGGACGACGACGACGACGAGCCGTTCGATATGGAGGCTTTCCATAGACGCCTACAGGTCAAAAAGGTGGGCAACAGCTCGACCGTCGTCGCCTCGCATGAGAACGCCTTGCGGATCTTGCGGAACTATCCGTCCGTCCGGGGCATGGTCGCTATGAACGAGCTTAACGGATCCTTGCTGCGCCTCAGATCATGGGAGACCGGAGAGGTCCTCGCTCACCCTGTCCAGTGGACGGACGGGGACGACAGCCGGGTCGTGAGCGCCGTTCAGTCCGTCAAGCGGAACCGGGAGGACCCGTTCGCGGTGTTCGGGTTCGATATGATCGTCCGGGCGATCCGGGGCGTCGCGGCCGATCGGCCGTTCCACCCGATCCGGCACGAGATCAACAGGCTCCCGGCTTGGGACGGTACGCCGCGGCTCGATACATGGATCCCGCAGTTCTTGGGGGTCGAGGATACGCCGTTGCACAGGGCTTATGCGCGGCGGTTCCTGATCAGTATGATCGCCCGGGGGCATGCCACGGTAGAGAACCCGGTAAAGGTCGACACGTCGCTGATCCTGACCGGCGCGCAAGGTCTGAACAAGAGCAAGTTTTGCGCTCTATTGGCCGGCCGGCGCGATCTGTTTACCGACCAGATCGCGGATCTGCACACAAAGGACGCCTCCGGGGATATCCTCGGCGTCTGGGTCGTAGAGCTCTCCGAGGGCTACTCGGTACGCAAGGCCGACCAGAAACACCTAAAGGGGTTCATGGCGCGCGACGTGGAACGGTATCGGCCGCCCTATGGCCGGAACACGGTCTCTTTCCCCCGGACGAACGTTTTCGTCATTCCGACGAACGAGACAACGATCTTGACCGACGCGACAGGCTCGCGGCGGTTCTGGGTCCTGCAGCTCGACGGCAAGATCGACCTCGAGGGGTTCGCCGAGATCCGCGACCAGCTATTCGCCGAGGCTTACGCCGCCTATCAGGCCGGGGAGGTTTGGTGGTTGACAGCTGACGAGGAGAGCGCGCGGCGTGACCTCGAGGACGCCTTTACGATCGAGGACGTCTGGCAGGAGCGGATCTGCGAATATCTGGCGACCCGGCACGAGGGGGAGATCGTCACGGTGGGGGACATTTTGGAGGCTATCGGACGGGAGCAATCGCACGCGAACAGCGCGGACGGTTTGCGGATCAGGGACGTCATGCACAAGCTGAATTGGCAACCTTGGAGGACTGTCATAAAACGCGGATATCGCCGAAAACATGACAGTCTCCCGCCTATGTCGGAGGCCGCTAGGGCTGCAATGAGCTCCGGGGAGGTCCTACATTTTGACCCGAGGAGCGAATTTAGCCCGATCAATGACGGTGCAGAGGAAAAATGACAGTCCTATGACGGTCGGACTGTCATGTCCGGGACCCTGTAAAACAAGGCTAAAACAGGTCTAATGACAGTATGACAGTATTTTCTTATAGAGTTCTGCTGGGTAGAGGAGAGGGGGCATAGGGGGGCTATACCCGGGGGAAGTGTTAGGAAAGGACTGTCATGCGTCATACTGTCATTAGGAGCCCGGATCTTGCGGTCTTGGCGGTTTCGAGGCTACACTAAACGAGGTCAGAGAAAGGGGCTCGATATGACTAAAAAGGATAATCCGAACATGGGCCGACCGCCCAAGGATCCGACGGACTATGAGCCGAACAAGGCCACGCGCAAGAAGCGAGCGACAGCCCGGGAGAAATTCGAGCCGTATGTCGACGCAGCCGTCGAGACGATCGTCGCCGGTATGACAGGGGGCGCGGATCCGAACGAGCTCCGGGCCGCCCGGGAGGTCCTCGATCGTGTCTTTGGTCGCCCGGCTCAAGAACACGTGTTCATTGGCGACAGCGACAAGCCCCCGATCCGGGTCGACAGCGGCGTCTACAAGAACACGAAAAAGGAGGACCTGCACGCGGCCGCCCGGCTCCTGTTGCAGGCCCGGAACAGTAGGAAGGCAAACGGGGAGCAGATCCATTGATGCAGCTCAACAGTATGGCGGACAAGGCCACGGCTCACGACGTCGAGGTCGGAGAGGAGCTCTATCATCGCTATCAGGGGCTCCTCGACGATCTGGCAGAGCTCTACGACGCCTCTCCGATCGCCACGATCGGCGCTTTCGCCGTTCTGAGCCCCAGAATGTCGATCGAGGCGAACTTTCGTAGCCTCGTGTCATGCCTCGACGGGGTCAAGGCCGGCCGGGAGATCGAGGAGATCAACGCCGGGACGTTCCATAAATCCAGATCCGCAGCTGTGCGGATCCTCCGGGGAGAGGTCGAGTTCGGGGACATTGTGAAGGGGCCAAAGGTGACGGCGTTCCGGCATAATATCGCTTTCCCGGACGACAGCGACAGGGCCACGATCGACGGCCATATGATCGGGATCATGACAGGCAAGCCGGATCTGACAATGATCGAGGCGCTGTTCGAGCTCCGCAAGGTCTACGGCAACGGGGATCCCGGCTATAAGCGTGCAGAGACGGCGTTCCGTCGCTGGGTGAAACGCACACAACCGTTTGACGGCCGCCCGGCGCACTGGGTTCAGGCGATCCTCTGGCACGCTAAGCGGCGCCTGCAGAGCTCAGAGCTCGAGCTCGGGTGGAGCATGCCCCCAGCCGACAGGATCCGGGGGTTCAACACGTGAAACTGACCCGGGAGAGCGCGGCGGATCTCATAGCGAACGCAGATCCGGAGGAGGCCCGGATCCTGATCTCCGAGGCGTGCAAGGGCTCGCTCAAGTTCTTTACCGAGGTATTCTGGCCAGAGCTCGAGCCCGGCCGGGATCTCGTGCATGGCTGGGTTCTGGACGCGATCGACGAGCACCTCCTAGCCGTATCGGCTGGGGAATTGCGCCGTTTGGTGATTACGGTCCCTCCCGGGGCAATGAAAAGCCTCAAGACACGTGTTTTCTGGCCTTGCTGGGAGTGGACGCACCAGCCGAGCCGGCGCTATCTGGGGTTCTCCTACGCCGAGGCTTTGGCAACCCGGGATAACCGGCGCTCGAGGACGATCATAGAGAGCGATCTCTATCAGTGGCTGTTCGACGTCCGTATGAGCCGGGATCAGGCCGCCAAGACTAACTTTCAGAATACCGACACCGGGTTCATGCAGGCCGCAGGGGTCGGAGGCAAGGCTACAGGCGAGCGGGGCGATCGCGTGATCGTGGACGACCCGCACAACGTCTCAGAAGGCGAGAGCGAGGCCGTCCGTAGCTCGGCCGTGACATGGTTCCGGGAGGTCCTGCCCTCTCGTGTGAACAATCTGGCGACGGACGCGTTCGTCGTCATTCAACAGCGCGTGCATTACGACGACGTCGCGAACGCCGCGATCGAGCTGGGGTTCGAGCACCTCAATATCCCGGCGCACTACGACCCGGCCCGGCACTGTCACACGTCGATAGGCTGGGAGGATCCGCGGACAGAGGACGGCGAGAACTTCTGGCCTGAGCGCTACCCAGAGGAGGAGCTCGACCACCTAGCCGAGGCGCTCGGCCCCTACGCGTTCTCGGCCCAGTACGAGCAGAGCGCCACGCCCAGAGAGGGCGGATTGTTCAAGGTGGGCAAGCTCCGCTTTATCGACGACATACCGGACGAGGTGATCATCTGGGCGGACGGCTGGGATCTCGCCGGATCCGACGAGAAAGAGAACCGCGACAGCGCCTATACGGCTCGCGTCCGGGTCGGCTGGGTCAAGCGGACAGGCCGTTTCGTTGTAGGGTTCGCCGATCGCCGTAGGGTCAGCCCGGGCGCCGTAGAGACGTGGCTCGATACCGTGGCCGAGACCATACCCCCAGAGGAGACCATGGTCCTACCGCAGGACCCCGGACAGGCCGGCAAGGCCCAGAAACGCACGCTCGGCAAGCTCCTAGCCGGCGTGACGACCAAGTTCGAGCTGCAGAGCGGTGACAAGGAGACCCGGGCGTCGCCGTTCGCTGCACAGGTCGAGAACGGGAACGTCGACGTCGTTCGAGGCCCATGGAATAAGGACTTTGTGGAGGAGCTGAGACAGTTCCCCCGTGGTAGATACAAGGACCAAGTCGACGCGGCCGCCTCGGCGTTCAATCATGTGGCGCCTGTTCGACGTCGACGAAAGGATCTTTCTACTGTAAGGTCCGTTGTGGAAAACAGAGCGAGACCAGCATGAACCCTTTCGCTATCTTAAAGTCTGCGATCCGAGCAGCTCTCCCGGCGAATGATATCGCCTACGACGCAGATCTGAAACGCTACACCTACAACGGCAAGCGGTTCACTACCTACATGAGAGCGAGACGCTACTATAACGCTTTGAACCAAGTGAACCTTACGAGCTGGGTCCCCGGCGGCGGCGACGAGGGTTTCACGGTCGCGTTTACAGGGGGCGGATCCGTCTCAGGTGTAGCCGATACGTCGCCGAAAACCGTTTCCGGGGTAGCTCTAGGCTCCCCCTCGGCCGCCCGGGAGGTGTTTCTCGCGGTCGCAGGGTTCGGATCTGGCACGATATCGAGCAGTAACGACGCTTTGGCGGTTACGATCGGCGGCGTGGCGGCGGATCTCGTCGTGAACAGGCTATTCTCGAACACGTTCGCAGCAATCTACCGCGCCAGTGTCCCGACAGGGACGAGCGGGGACGTCGTGCTCGACTACTCGGCCGGCTCAACCGCCTATGATCTGCAAGCTGCAGGTGTCGCCGCCTACAGGGTCACAGGAGCGGCGGCGGTCCTCCCGAATACCGATCAGATTGCCGGGAACGTCAATTCTATGGGCCACAATGTCGACGTGTCAGAGGGTGGGGCCGCCATTGTGGCGCAAATGGCCCTGAACGCATCACAAGGGCTGAACTGGACAATCGGCGTGACAGAGGACTACGAGGTCGATATCGACGCCGACGACCTCGCCTCGTTTGCCTCGGCGACAGAGCTCTCGGCGGAGGTTAACAAAACGATCACCTCGAATACCCCGGACGGTGCTAACATTAAATCAGCCGTGACGGTCGCAATAGACGCGGCCGCCTAGCGCAGAGAAGGCTATCACATGAAACGACGCACGCTCCCCAAAGCAGACCCCATGACAGAGCTCGGCGCCTCGAGCCGGTTCTCTATGAACGACCAGCTCCGCCCGGACGAGTTCGTCCACAAGCTCCGGGGCCAGATCGGACAGAAGAAATACCGGGAAATGCGGGACAACGACCCGACGATCGGCGGCGCTCTTATGGCGTTCGAGAACCTGATCCGGGCCGCCTCGTTCCGTCTGGACCCCGCCGACGACACCCCGCAAGCCGAGGAGGCCGTCGAGCTCGTTCAAGGTATGTTCGACGATATGGAGCACACGTTCGACGAGTTCCTCGCGCAAGCCGTGACCTTTCTCGCGTTCGGGTTTTCCATATTCGAGAAGGTGTTCAAGGCCCGCCGGGGCCGGACAGGCGACCCCCGGACGCACTCCAAGTTCGACGACGGGCTGATCGCTTACCGCAAGCTCGCTCCCCGGGCACAGTGGACGGTCGACACATGGATACTCGACCCGAACGGGGAGCTCCTCGGCGTGAAACAGTATACACCGGCCGACGCCGGGCGTATGGGCGGGATCGCGGAGATCCCGATCGAAAAGATGGTTCATTTCCGGACGCCGTCGACGAACAACGACCCCTCGGGCCGCTCGATCCTCCGTAACGCCTATCAGAGCTACTATTACGCCTCTCATATCGACATGATCGAGGCGATCGGCGTCGAGCGTGAGCTGAACGGGATCCCGTTGATCCGGATCCCGGCCGAGTACCTCGCCCCGGATGCTACAGCCTCGCAAAAGGCGTTCCGGGAGCGGATCGAGAAGATCGGCCGGGACGTCAAGTTCAACGATCAGGGGTTCGTGCTGATCCCGTCGGATCCCTACGAGGACGCAGACGGCAAGATCTCACAGTCTCGGCTCGTCGAGTTTGAGCTCGTCTCCTCGAGCGGGACCCGGGCGATCAATACCGGCGAGGTCGTGAACCGGCACCGCAAGAACATTGCGGTTTCGATCCTCGCGGACTTTCTTACGCTGGGGCAAGGCGACCGGGGCTCGTTCGCTCTGTCCAAGAACAAGACCGACCTGTTCCTCGCTGCAGGGATGGGGGTCGCGAACAGCATAGCGGCCGCGATCACCCGACAGGTGATAGAGCCTCTCTGGACGGTGAACCAGCTGGACCCGGATATAATGCCCCGGGCGGCGTTCGACGATATCGCCCCGGCGGATCTGGCAGAGCTGGGAGGCTTTATCGACAGCCTCGCTCGTGCCGGTATGCCGCTATTTCCGGATATGGAGCTCGAGAACACCCTGAGAGGGCAAGCGGGCTTTCCCGAGCGTACAGAGGAGCTAGACGACGAGCTCCTCGGCCGCCCCGATCCCGTCGAGGACGACGAGGACGAACCAGAGGATCCAGAGGAGGACCCAGACGATGCCGACACCCCGTAACCAGAAAGAGCGCCTTGCACGCAAGGCTGAGATGGACCGCCGGAACGCCTTGCGCAAAAGCATGACCGGCCCGAAACCCCACCTTGCGCGCAAGCCCGAGGACGACCTGACCCCGGCCAAAGTCCGCAAGATGAAAAAGGCCGATATCGTCGAGCTGATCGAGGCGCACGGCGTCGAGAACGTCGACACCGGCAAAACCAAGAAAGAGCTCGCCGAGATTGCGATCTCGATCGTGTTCGTGGAGGTCTGAGCTATGAGCCTGACAAAACCCGAGTTTAACCCGAGCGGAAAGCCTGAGATCGACCGGATCAAGGCGTTCGCCGAGGATATGGCCGCGGTGATCGAGAACGAGGTCCCCGACGGACGGCGGAAAGCGATCGCTCTCACACATCTGGAAACGGCCGCCATGTTCGCGGTGAAAGCCTGTTTCGATGATGACAGCGTTTAACCTTTTCGGGCTGGGCGTGGTCTGGGTCGGGACGCTTACGGTCGTCATGTGTGTTACATGGAAACCGGGGAGCTCGATCGCTTGCGCCACGCTCAACACCGGCTTAGCCGCGCTTTTGATCTGGGTCATATGAACACGCACGCCCCTATTGCAAAGGCCCTGACGGCCTCGGATACGCTCCGCCTGATCGACGAGGAGATCGCGCGGTTCGAGCCGAGGGTCGCCCGGGCTTTGCGTGACGGGATCGAGGATCTACGGAACAGGGTCGACGCGAACGAGCTCGCCCGGCTTATCTCAGCTAACAATTTGCCCGTGATCCTGCAGCAATTCTCCGACAGCGTGCCGAAAGGCTCGTTCGACGAGTTTAAGCTCGTCATGGGGCGTGCAGCTATCCGAGGGGCCAAGATCTCGGCCGAGGCGCAAGGGCCGATCGTCGGCGTGCAGGACGATTTCGAGATCCGGGTCGGCGAGACGAACCCAAAGCTCGCGAACTATGTCGACGCTCTGACCTCGACGCGGATCCGGGAGATCGACAACGGCTCAAGAGATCTGATCCGGTCGATCCTCCGGGAGGGCGCCGTCGAGGGGGACGACCCGCTCGCTATCGCCCGGCGGATCAAGACCTCGATCGGCCTCACACGGCGACAGGAGGCGGCCGTAAACCGCTATCGCCGAAACCTCGAGCAGCTCGACCCCTACGCGCTCGAGCGCAAGCTCCGGGACCGCAGGAGCGACGGCGCCGTTCGCCGGGCGATCGAGAACGAGAAGCCCCTCGGCCGGAAACAGATCGAGAGCCTTGTCGATCGTTACCGTCGGCGCTGGGTCGCGTACCGCTCGAGGGTGATCGGTCGGACCGAGACGATCCGGGCCGTACAGGGCGCGCAATGGGAGCTCTGGCAGGGGCTTGTCGAGGAGGGGCGGATCGACGAGCGCCAGATCCTCCGGACATGGCACACAACGCCGGACGCACGCCTCCGGGACGAGCACGCGGCAATCCCCAGTATGAACCCGAAAGACGGCGTCGGCTTGAACGAGCCGTTTCAGTCGCCCCTCGGGCCGATCATGTACCCCGGGGATCCGAGCGCCCCGGCCGCAAATACTATTCAATGCCGTTGTGCAGTTTTGACCGAGGTCGTCTCGGCTGAGCTCCTCGGTCTCCGACCGGACGGGCAGGGTCCGGGGACCGGGTCGAGGCCGCCGTCCAGTGAACCCGAGGCGGCTCCTCCCGTCCTTGGCGACGCTGGGCGGCGCGCAGACCTCCTAGACGGGCTGGGGTCGTTCCGCAAAATGAAGCGCGGGGAAATGGTCGAGGCTATGCGGTTCTCCCGTCTGGACGCGCTCGAGGCCGTGGTCGTCGGCGGAGATCTGGACACAATGCAGCGTAGAGCCGGCAAGGGAGCTTACGCTCGCGGACACGTCGATATGATCCAGCTCGACCCAAAATATACGGGGATCGCAGCTCAGAGGATCATGCGCCACGAGTTCGGGCACGTTCTGGATGATCGCATGGCTCGAGTGTCCCGGGAGAGGGCCGCTAAGCCGTTCCCGGGTAAGATTGAACGGCAAGACTATTGGTTCCGCGCAAAATATCGCTCGTTCGACGCGATCGAGGCGATCGCCCGGGACGGTCAACGGTTGAAAGAGAGCAAGACAGGCGTTTTCGCCTCGGAGGGGGAGAACGATCTTTCGCTGAACACAATGGCCGAGGTTAACTATTCCGAGCAAAGCGAATTGACCCGGGCGATCTTTGCGCAGGATAACCGCGAGGAGGGCCTCGACGCGGCCGGGATCATCGCAAAGCGAACGGACATGACGCTCCCGGAGGTCGAGACGACGCTCGGCGTCCAAATCAAGAACCCCCTGATCGCGGCACGCTTTGCGGCCGCGTATGAGCGCCGAGACGTTTACGTTCTCTTGAGAGAGCTACCGAAAGATCTCGACGCTACCATAAACCACGAGAGCGCGCTCGCTGGCATGCAAGACACTTGGCAGGCGACACAGGTCGGCGGCTCCCGGATCCAGTTCGGGCACCCTGTCAGCTATTGGAAAGTCGACGCTTTCGACAGTTCAACCGGGTTTGAATACAGCGAGAGCGGAAAACGCTACGGCTCGAGCTCGTCGGCGCAAGCTATGGCGAATTGGTTCGAGGCTTACGCCTCCCCGGATCCGGGCGACTATAAGCTGTTCCGCCGGCTGTACCCTGACACGTCGGCCGAGTTCGAGCGTATGCTCGCGGAGTATCTGCAGGAGGTGAGCCCATGAGGAGGACACTCGAGCAAGAGGATCAGATCTGGCGCGAATACACCTTGCTTTTCGGGGAGGACGCGATCCCCGATAGCCGGCTGATCGGGGTCGAGGCCATGGATAGCCTGATCGACCTCATGGCCGACGCGATTGAGAGCGGGGTTCCGATCACGTCGAACGAGAGCGGCGAGGCCCAGATCGGCGACGAGATGAAAGTCCCCGGGACGAACATATGATTTAGTAGACAATATGTCAGGGGTAGCGATATCGGGGGCGGTTTGCTATAAGTAGCGGAAACGAGCAGGGCAGGCGCTAAAAGTGGTACAAAAACGAGCACTCAGCGACGACGTATTCACAACGGCCATGGAGGCGGTCACGCGTGCTATGGCGATGGGCCTCGGGCCGGCCGCGCATGTCTACGAGCGCGACGACGGTCAGGTCGTCTACATGCCCGGGGCGACGCACGAGGACTATGTCCGCGCAATGGCCGAGCTCGGCGCGACGCTCGTCGACAGCGACGACGCCCCGATCGAGGGCTCGGATCTCGCGACGGCGATCGGGGCCATTATCGACGCTATCCGCAAACAAGAGGAGACCCGGTTCGAGGGTAAGATCCTAAAAGCGGACAGCTCCGAGCGTATGGTCTGGGGCTGGGCCTCGGTGAACACGGTCAACGGCGAACTGATCACAGACAAACAGGGGGACCAGATCCCCCCGCAGGTCATGGAAAAGGCGGCCACACGGTTCATGCAATCCGTTCGGGCCGCCAAAGCTATGCACGAGGGGGGCTCGATCGGCGAGGTCGTCCACTCCCTACCACTTACGAAACAGATCGCGGAGAGCCTCGGGATCTCGAGCCCTATAGAGGGCTGGATCATTGCGATGAAAGTCCACGACGAGGCCGTCTGGAAGCGTGTCCAGAGCGGCGAGCTCAAAGCGTTCTCTATTGGAGGCTCAGGGCAAAGACATGCCATTTAAGTTCAACGAATTGGACCTCGACGAGGTCTCCCTAGTCGACGACCCGGCAAGCCCGGGCGCTCGAGTGTCGCTTGTGAAGCGGCACAAAAACCCGCTCACGAAAGGATCAACCGACATGGGCGACAAAGACAAGAAACGGCTGAGCGAGCTCATGGAAAAAGAAGGCATGAGCGAGGACGAGGCCAAGCGTTACATGGAAAAGGAGGCCGCAAAAATGGCTGACGACGCAACAAAGCGCGTTTCTGAGCTCGAGGGCCAGAACGCACAGCTCGAGGCGAACGTCGCCGAGCTGACGAAAGCACTCGAGGCGGGCGGCGCAATCGTCAAGAACGCCGACGGCAAGGTCTCGGTCGAGAAACGCTCGGACGATGATTTCGTCGAGATCGACGGCGAGCGCGTGCTGAAAAGCTCGGTCCCGGCGCCGATCCTCAAGCGGCTGGAAACCCAGAGCTCGACGATCGCCAAGCTCGCAGAGAAGGCCGAGCGGGTCGATCTCGTGAAGCGCGCCGACGCCGAGATCCCCAACATCGGCGGCGACGAGGATACGCGGATCGCGCTCCTGAAAGCCGTCGACGGTATTGTCGACGAGGACACCCGCAAGAACGTCTCGGCCGCGCTGAAAGGCGTGTCGACGCTCGCGGGCAAGTCCTTTGACGAACTGGGCTCGTCCGCAACCGACGAACCCGCCGAGGGTTCCGCCATGGCGGAGCTCAACAAGATGGCCAAGGACTACGCAGAGAAAAACGGCGTTACCGTCGAAAAAGCTATGACTGAGGTCGTCAAAACCCGCAAAGGCGCCGAGCTGTTCAGCAAGCGCCACGCACACTAAGGAGGTCCGCGCATGGCCATTCAAGAAAATATCATGTGCATCACCCGGGAAGCGGGCGCCGATCTTTCGGCGCTGCAGTTCCATTTTGTTGCAATGTCGTCCGACGGACAGGTCGACGGCGCGACGGATGGGGCGCGCGCAATCGGTGTGCTGCAGAACAAGCCGTCGGCGGCGGGCCTCGCGGCCGAGATTGCTTTCTCCGGGACCGTCAAGGTCGTTGCCGGGGCGGCGATCACGGCCGGTGACGCCGTCGCCAGTGCCTCCGACAGCGAGGCGATCACCGCAGCAACCGGGGACGTGATCCTCGGCGTTGCTCTCACCTCTGCAGATGCCGGGGACCTCGTCGAGGTTCTGATCGGTGTCGGCGGCGTAGGCTAAGGAGGCCCTACTATGACGCAACCCACAACCGAAAGTTTTCACGTCGACGCCGCTCTGACGAGCATGTCCGTTGCCGTGTTGCAGGATCCGGGCAATTTCATTGCGCCGAACATGTTCTCGAACGTGCCGGTCGCGAAGAAAAGCGACGAGTATTTCGTATTCGATCGCTCCTATTTTGCTCGCTCTGAGGCGCGCAAGCGTGCCCCGGGGACCCGCGTCGCCGAGGGCGGTTTCGAGCTCAGCACGCAGACTTATACGTGCGAGGAGCGCGGCGTCTCTTACCCGATCCCTGATCAGGTGAAAGCGAACGCGGACGCGGCTGCACCGCCCGAGGTGGCGGCGCAACAGTGGCTCACACATCAGGCGCTCCTCGAACAGGAGATCGACTTTGTCTCCACGTTCATGGGAACCGGCGTCTGGGGGACGGATATCACGGGCTCGGCTGGCACGCCGGGCTCGGGGCAGGTCTATCAGTGGTCGGATTACACGAACTCGGACCCGATCGGTGACGTCCGGACCGGGATCGACACGATCCTGCAGAATACCGGCCTCATGCCGAACGTTCTCGGGATATCCCGGCCGGTGTTCTCGGCGTTGATTGATCACCCCGATATTCAGGGCCGGATCAATGGCGGTGCGACGACCTCGCAGCCGTCGATCGCGAACCGGAACCTCCTCGCTCAGATCTTTGAGGTCGACGAGGTGACGGTCGGTCAGGCGATCCAAAACACCGCAGACGAGGGCCAGACGGCGGACTATTCGTTCATCATGGGCAAGGACGCCCTGTTGACGTACCGTCAGCCGAGCCCCTCGATCATGTCCCCGGCGGCGGGCTACCGCTTCTCGTGGACGGGCTACCTGCCCGGCATGAACGAGTTCGGTTTCGTGATCGAGAGCAAGCGTCGTGACGAGGAGGATAGCGATCTGTACCGCTACCGCTCGCACTACACGAACAAGCTCGTCGCCTCGGAACTGGGCTATTTCTGGGACAGCATTGTCGCCTAAGTAGGCGCCAGAGCTGGACGAGGGACAGGCGAGGCGTAGAATATGCGCCTCGCCTTTTATGATCCAACAGACAAAGAGGATAACAAGATATGTCTGCACGTCAAAACGCACGCCCGAGCCACGAACGGGACACATTTCAGGTCAGTCAGCCGCTCTATGTGAAGGGTAAAACCTTGCAGGCGAGCGGCAAGTTCTACAAGCGGGGCGAGCTGTTCCCGTGGAAAGAGCTCGGAATGAAACCCGAACGGGTCGCGAATATGTTCCCGCGTCTCGTTCATCACAAGATCGACGCGAACGCCGCGCCCCGGGCGGACGAGGGGCCCAAGGATCCGCCGACAATGGGTAAGCCCCGGGTCCGGGCCGAGCCGACAGCCGAGGAGCTCCTCACGGAGAAAGGGACCGAGCTCATGTCGGTTCGCGAGCTCCGGATCATTGCGAAACACTTGGGCGCCCCGATCAAGCGGACCCGGGCGGACCAGCTGGACGCCGTCGACGCGGCTCTCGCCACGCAGCAAGGAGCCTGATCTATGACATGGACGTATGACGAGGCCCCGGGGAGCGAAACGGCCGCAGAACGGCGCGACGCCGTCCGGATCCTCGTCGGGGATACGGACACAACGGATCAGCAAATCTCGGACGAGGCGATCGCGTATTTCCTCGAGGAGGCGGGCGATCGCGTTTATGTGGCCGCGGCCTCGACGGCGCGGTCGATCGCGGCGTCCTATGCGCGGCTCGTGACGAACTCGATCGACGCGGTCTCGGTCAACTTGTCCGATCGCATGGCCCAGTATGAAAAACTCGCGATCAAGCTCGACAGAGAGGCCAAGAGTAAGGGCGCGGGGCTGGGCCTCGCCCGGGCCGGCGGGATCAGCGAGGACGCAATGAGAACGGCGGACGACGACAGCGATCGCCCGGATCCGGCGTTCCGGTCTCGCGAGTTTCGCAATCCCGGGCGGTTCAAGTCCGACGATTACGACGAGGTCTAAATGTCGGTAGAGCTGGCAGAGCGCACAACGCTACCCGCCCGGTTCAACCGTGTTGACACGATCAACGTGATAGGGGGCGGTCCGTCGATCGCCCCTTATGCCGATCAGATCCGCGAGCTCGAGGGGATCTCGATCGGAGCTTGTCGCGCCGGGCTCTTGCTCGATTGCGATATGACGATCGCTTGCGATGGCCGGTTCCCCACGCAATGCGCCGACGAGATCCCCCCGTATATCGACAGGGGCGGGATCCTCGTCCACCCGATCCGGGATCATGTCCGGCGGCGTCAGGTCGAACACCTCGACAAGCGGATACTCACAATAGGCTGGAAGCGGGGCGGGTTCTCTACGTCTCCGCGCGAGGTTCACGGGCTCGACAGCGGGTTCGCGTGTTTCAATGCGGCCGTGATCTACCGGCCGCGGCGGATCCGCCTTTTCGGGCTGGATTACACGGCCCCCCGGGACGCCCAGCGGTGGCACAATGGATACAAGAATACCACGGTCAAAGGTTACGACGCCTCCCTGAACGGATGGGTCGCGCAATATGACCGCTTTTTGAACGACCCGATCTCGGATATCGAGATCGTGAACTATGTCGGCCCGGTCGAAAGCCGGATCCGGCCTTTCCTGAAATGCCCGTTAGAGGAGCTCTTTTCATGTCCCTAGACCCGATCCGCGACGCTGAGCGCGATAAATACTCGCAAATCTGGACAAAGGTCCCCGACTACCGGCGGCACAGCCCCGGGGAGCGCCTCCTCGGCACATTCCGGACCTACGTCGACCCCCAAGGGCTCAAGATCATTGATTTCGGCTGTGGCACCGGCCGAGCGGCTCTGGCGCTACAGAAAGCCGGGGCGGACGTTATCGGGGTTGATATCACTTTCGAGTGTCTGGATCCACACGTTCGCGACGAGCTTCTTTTCTTCCTCGAGGCGTGCCTCTGGGATCTACCCCCGGGTCTGTCTTGCGATTTTGGCTACTGTACCGACGTTATGGAGCATATCCCGCCGAGCCATGTCGACGCCGTCCTCGCGGGGATCCGCAAGGCGTGCAAGGTGGGCACGTTCTTTCAGATCGCGTGTTTCCCGGATAATTTCGGCCGCCGGATCGGAAAGACCTTGCACGAGACGGTCAAGCCGGCCGAGTGGTGGGCGGAAAAGCTCCGGGACCTCTACAGCTCGGTAGAGCTCGCGGAGATCGAACGTCGGAGGATCGTTGCCGTATGCCGCGTTTGACTTTCGTCCTTGGCGCCGGGAGATCCGGGACCTCGCTCGTGTCCCGGATCTTTGAGGCTTGCGGGGCTCAACTGGGCGGGACGAACGGTTTCGCCGAGAACCGACAGGCTAAATACTGGATCAATCACAAGCTACACGCGGCCGGGTTCGACCAGTTCGGACAATACCCGCTCCCGGATGCGCCGATAATGTCCACCCCGCGGGACGTGGCTCACCTGAAACGTATTTGCGAGGGCGTGGATCTGATCAAGGACGTAAAATTCGTTTGGGTGTGGCCGACGCTCCTCGAGGCGTTCCCGGAGGCGCACTTTGTCCTTTG